TGTCCACGGATTACACGTAATGATCGGTACAGCATTTTTAGCAGTTGGTTTATGACGTGCACTAGCCTATCATTTAACAAATAATCATCATCTCGGGTTGGAAGCAGGAATTTTATATTGACATTTTGTAGATGTTGTATGATTATTTCTGTTTGTATCCATATACTATTGAGGATCCTAAGAAACTGGTCATTTAGGATTAAAGATATGACTTTTAATAACTACCATCCCCCCAGCAAGTTTGCTGGGGGAGGTGGTTAAAGTACAATAAACTTAGTAATTGTTAGATTACAATTAACTTGTTATGAAAATAAAAAAATAATATAACAAATCCCCTTTATTATAACTAGGGAAAATTGCCTTATATTTATAGTAAACGGCTTTGGCCGGCTTTGGCCGGCTTTAGCCGGCTTTGGCCTGTAGTTATTATATTTGTACAGCAATTAATGGTAGAAGATTAAATTATATTTGATTAAAGGCCACAAAAAAAACAAGAAATTAGCTCAATTGGTAGAGCATTTGTTCGACACAAGAGGTTAAGTGTTCAAATCACTTATTTCTTGACACTTATAGGTTATAATTCTATATCCCCCAGCAGGTCTGCTGGGGGGAGGAGATTTTAAAAGTGTAATTTTACTAAAACACCGTTAGATAGTTTAGGATATACCTCAATAGGCAGAACAGTTATATAAGGCAGTTTTATCTAAAATTAAGGTGTATCCTTGTATCCATTGACCCCAAAATATTGTATAAAAATAGCCTAGATTCTACCTATCTAAATAAAATAATATGTTGTTTTAGTTTTTTGTTTTTAATCCCCCCTGCAGGCCTGCTGGGGGGGAGGAAAAGTGGGGGGTTATATATTAACTCATGTGACAATCTTAACTATAATTATTAAATTATATTAGCGTAATTAAAAGATTTTGTTAATATTATACGCGGAAATCTGTAAATTCTATGACTGTTTGCTCGAATGTTATACCCGTGACTAATTTAATTAAAAGCACGATTATTTTATCTAACAAAAATAAATACAACCTAAATATAATTGTATCCTCTATAAGTATGTGATTTGAAAGATGATTTTTATCTTCAAATGCTAAAGATATAGGTGTTTTATATTTAATATATGCATTATTTGCAGGTTTAGTGGGTACTGCCTTTTCTGTTTTGATCAGATTAGAGTTGTCAGGGCCCGGTGTTCAGTTTATTGCTGATAATCAATTATATAACAGTATTATTACTGCTCATGCTATAATAATGATATTCTTTATGGTTATGCCAGCTTTAATAGGAGGTTTTGGTAACTTCCTGCTTCCATTAGGATTAGGAGGTCCTGATATGGGATTCCCTAGACTTAATAATATTAGTTATTTATCTTTAATTCCTAGTATCGTATTATTCTTATTTGCAGGTGGAATAGAGAATGGGGTAGGTACAGGTTGAACTCTTAAAGGAATTAGGGAGTTATTTTATGGTGACATAAAACAAAGTAAACTCTTCTCGATGCGCGAATATCTTCAAGTAAACTATGTAATAATAGGATTACACGTAATACACTACTCATGTCTAATTTTAATACAAATATTATTAAATAGTACGTATGTAAGAATGTGTATGTCATGGAGACAATGCGCCTGAATAGTAAATAAACGTCTATTTACTAGTCATCAGAGACTTAACGAAGAGCATCTTAATGACAACTCAAATAGGATTTCGCTAAAACAGTCCAAAAACCACAATGCACACATTAAAGATCAATGGGAGCAGTGGTTAGTAGGTTTCACAGATGGGGACGGTAATTTTCATATTTCACATCAAGGAGATAAATGAGGTTTAAGTTATAAATTAAGTCAATCTAGATATAATTTAAGAGTCTTACATTACATAAAAAAACAGCTAGGTGTGGGTTCTATTACAAAAGATGGTACAAAAGGACAATACTTTATAAGGGATAGAAAGATTATTGAAACCGTTATAATACCTATCTTTGATAAATACCCTCTTTTAACCACTAAATATTTTGATTATGTAAAACTAAAAAAAGCTTTAGTTATACTAAACAACACTAGTCTAAGTAAAGAAGATAAGAATCTAAAGCTTTTGGCTATTAAAAACTCTAAAGCTAATAGTGATTATATATCTCCAGCTTGAAATAATGCTATTTTACCTTTGACTGATGTAAGCTCTATTAATAATGTAATGAGTAAAAGCTGATTAGTTGGATTTATTGAAGCAGAAGGTAGTTTCTATTTAACAAATAAAGACTCCAATAGAATAGTGCATGGGTTTGGCTTAACTCAAAAACTAGATAAAGTTGTTTTAGATGGAATAGGGATTATGCTTCACATAAGCAACCCTGTTAGGTTCAAAGAGTTACATAATCATTATATATTGGATACGACTAACTCTAGAGCTATTGAAAATATAATACTGTTTTTTAAAGATACTATGAAAGGAGTAAAATCTTTAGAATATAGAATATGGGCTAGATCTTATGTTAAAAATAAAGGTGATTATAATAAATTGCTTAATGTAAGAAACATGGTCAGGAAATTACGAAAAAATCTGTTAGAAATAACATAGCTTGTCATATAAGTATAGTCATTAAGATGAAGGTATAGTCCGAACAGTAAAAAGATTTACTGCGTGTAACGATAGTTTTACAGGTTTATTGTTTTTATTATATTAATTTATAGTAAGAAAGTTAAATCCTTAAAATGAGGTTACCAACACAATTGTTACCCTCCTTTATCAGGTATACAAAGTCATAGTGGTCCAAGTGTAGATTTAGCTATATTTGGATTACATTTATCTGGTATTAGTTCTCTTTTAGGTGCTATGAATTTAATGTTGACTGTATTTGTTACATATTTAATATATTCAATAAGCTTTCAATTAATTGTTAATAAATGTTACTTTAGTACTACTAAACCTAAATATACTTTTAAAAAGAACTCCTCGCCTTTGTGTGAAAAAGACAATAATTATGGAAACGATAACAACCCTTCGCCTTTGCGGGAAAAAGATAACAATTTAGGCAAGGACAATAACTCTAAAAAAAACGGTTCTCCTGAAAACAATAATAAACCTAAATTGGACAACCGTTGAAAAGAGATATTGGGTAGAACAGGTCCTAATAAACATGCACATGTTCTAGCTATTGAGCTAATTAATAGTGGTAAACCTGTGACTGCTGAAAATATTAATGAAATTTTAGCTTACTGTGATATTAAAATTACAAAACAGGAATTAAAATCTTTAATTAATACTACAAGTTTTACTTTAACTAATTTAAATGAAAAAAGTATAACTAAGGAAATTCTTAAAGATAAACTTGGTTTACCTAATAGTAAACAAAGAATACCTGGTATATATATTTTTACACATATTAGTACAGGTAGAAAATATGTAGGTTCATCTTCACAGTTAGCTTTTAGATTAAATGGCTATATTAATTTGTCTCATAGAGAGAGTGGTTTATTAATACCTATCTTAAAAAAAGAAGGGTTGAAAAACTTCTCTTTACAGGTATTTCCTTTTTATCATAATTACATAAAAGGGTCAGAAATTGTATTAGAACAATATTATTTGTTAGACTCTAGTTTCACATTAAATACTATAAGAGTTGCAAATAACCCTAGCGGGTCAAACTCAAAGAGTTTATATGTATAATAGAGATATGACCATATTATATTTGTTTTCAACGAAACAAATAGATTTTATTAGAAAATTAAATGTTCATCATATCACATTTTCTAAACATTTAGAAAACGGTACTTATTATTTAGGTAAATATCTATTTTTAAGAGTACCGGTGTTAACTGCTAAAGTTAAAGATATGTCTGATTCAGATTTAGCTTTAATGTTGGAAAAAGACAGAGTTAAATATAATAAAAATAAACCTCTAAATAGTTTATCTAAACCTATAATATTAACAGATGTAAATAATGTAGAAAACACTGTAGTGTTAAATAGTTTAGGTAAATGTGTGGAATATTTACATAATAAGGGTTTATCTGCTTCTCAAGTAACATTAGTTAAACATATTAATTTAGGTAAAGCATATAAAGGGTATTTATGTGAATATGTGAAAGAAAATACTTTATAATGGGGTTCATATAAAATTTCTAACTATATGCTGGAATAGCTCAGTGTTTATAAGTACTTTATAGTGAAAATCTTATAAGCTATGCTTAATCAGCAGGAAACCAAAGGGCATTAATCTAATTATATTATATATTTAAATCGCCGTAGGGATCCTCAGAGACTAGATGCTAGAGGCCGTATATTAATACGATTGAAATATAGTCCACTATAGTTACTAGTTTAACTATTTTTAGTGTCATGACAACAACATTTAATATGAGAAGTCCTGGTATAAGATTGCATAAATTAATATTATTTGCATGAGCAGTTGTTATTACTGCTGTTTTATTATTATTATCACTTCCTGTTTTAGCCGGTGGAATTACTATGGTATTAACGGATAGAAACTTTAATACATCTTTCTTTGAGGTAGCAGGAGGGGGTGACCCTATATTATACCAACATCTTTTCTTAAGAGAAAATTATATGTGCCTATGTACTATGTTACCTATTCTTAAAAAAGGGAAATCATTTGATTTTACACTTTTTAATTCTAAATTTAGCGAACACTATCCTAATATTAAACAACCTAGCAGTAAATTTCTTGAATGACTTATAGGATTTTCAGAAGGAGAAGGTTCTTTCATTCTAGCTAAAAGAGGAGATTTATCTTTTGTTATAACTCAATCCACTATGGATGTAAAAAGTTTATATTATATTAAGGATAATCTTGGATTTGGTAAAGTAATTAAACAATCTGTTAAACAAAATACACACAGATTTGTTATTCAAGACATTAGAAATTTATACTTGATTTGTTTATTATTTAATGGTAATATGGTATTTCCAACAAGAAATGCTAGATTTTTAACTTTTCTTTCTTCTTTTAATGAAAAACTTTTAAAGAAAAACTTTACAACCATAGCCCATTCGGATGTTTGTAGTATTCCTTCTTTAAAAGATGGTTGATTATCAGGTATAACAGATGGAGAAGGTTGTTTCACTTGTTCTTTATTATCTAATAGTCCTAGTTATAGATTCAGATATATATTAACTCAAAAATGGGACGCTAACAAAGATGTTTTAGAGCATCTTTCAACTATACTTTCTGAATATTTAGCAATAGGTGCTGTAGTACCTCACTCTGCTAGTGATGTATGAGAATTAAGAATAAATGGTGTAAAAAACTGTAAAGGTTTATTTACTTATTTTGATGAATACAGCCTTATAACTAAAAAGAAAGATAGTTATATAATGTGAAAATCACTTTATTACAGATTAGTTAATAAAGATCATCTTGAACATAGTTCTAGATTAGAATTAATAGAATTGGCTAAACAAATTAATAAAAAGGATATATAAAGGAAAACAGGGGCTTGGTTTAGTCAAAGCTATGGAGTTATTTAGGGCAGATGTAAAACTAAATAAGACCCTTTATGACGAATACCGATTGGTATACCACAACCCTAGTTCTTGTTGCAATTTATTGTGCAATTCTTAGGAGGAAACAATAAAATACAAGAGCTATGCTGGTGGGATAAGTAATTATCCAAACGGTCAAAATCTCCTAAGATGAGACCGTCGGTTTCCTAAGAGATCGCTACAGACTGGTTCACCGGTGGGTGGCTGCAATGCTGCTTAATGTACAGTCGGATTCCTCTTTTAATGTCTAAAGAAAGGCTGATGAAAGCCATCAGGTTGTACGATTAAAAGGTTAAAAGAGTTGTACAATAGGGAATTGGATTCTTTGGACATCCAGAGGTCTACATATTAATAATCCCAGGATTTGGTATAATAAGTACTACAATTTCAGCGAATTCAAATAAGAGCGTTTTTGGTTATCTTGGTATGGTCAAGAATAGGCCCACGCTACTTAATAGTTGCATGAATCTCCACTCAATGCTGGAAACCTCTAACACCTTAAATACTAGTAATAATAAAATTGTTAGTAACAAATTTAAGGATATTACAATGAGTAATCAGCAGGTTACAAAAACAAATATATTATCAAACATAACACATATTTTAAATACTATTAATTTATTTAGTAACCTCAGAGACTATACGTGGAGAAGCCTTGCAGAGTGCTTAATATATAGTCCCGTATTTTTTTATAACATTTTATCCATAAAATTAAACATAAGAAATGTATATAAAGTATTAACAAGAAAATTATCTATAGGTCATTTAGAAAATAAACTGGATCCTGATTGGGTTACAGGGTTTGTGGATGCTGAAGGTTGTTTTAGTGTAATAGTAGAAATATCGGAAATTTGTAAAAGAAAAGTAAGAATTTCATTTGAAATAAATCTGCATGAAAAAGATAAAGATATTTTATATAAGATAAAGTCTTTTTTTGGTGTAGGTGCTGTATACATTAGATCAGATCGAAAATTAGCTGTGTATAGAGTTACTAATGTTAACTATATAAAGGATATTATAATACCACACTTTACAAACTATCCACTAATAAGTAAAAAAAGGATAGATTTTTTATTATGATCTAAGGTAGTGGAAATTATTTTAAATAAAGATCATTTAACCGAACAAGGATTTTTAAATACTCTTTCTTACTATGCTGCCATAAACAAAGGAATGTCAAACAAAGTTTTAAAAGATTACCCTAATATAATATCGGCGAACAAACCTGTTATAAATTTACCTGCAAATTTAAATCCTCAATGGGTGTCAGGATTTGTAGCGGGTGATGGAGGGTTTTCTATATATATTAGACCTGCTAAAATTAATTCTTTATCACAAATTGTGTCTTGTAGATTTCATATAGCTCAGCATAGCAAAGATTTAGAGCTTATGAGATTATTTACTAAATTTTTTGACTGTGGTACTATTGCATTAAGATCCAATTTAAATACACCTAGATGCGACTTTATAGTACAAGATATTCCTTCTTTATTATATAAAATATTACCTCATTTTGATACCTACCCTCTTTTAAACCTAAAACAAGAGGATTATATTTGTTTTACAAAAGGTATGAATATTATAAAACTGAAAAACCATTTAACTACAGAAGGTTTAAAAACACTTAAGGAATTAAATTCGGAGATGAATAGTAATAGATTAAAATAGTTTTCTTGCTACCCTTACAGGCAGGGGCGAGAGCCCCAAGGGACTGTAATTCAACTTTATATACAGGAAAAATACAGCTATGCCATGTGTTCTATTGGAATTTTAGGATTTGTAGTTTGAAGTTGAGTTTTGGCTTCGCCTCTTAGTGATCTGAGGACTTATATTATTTATTTCGCTGTAAGCTGGAACGGCTTAGTGCTAATTGGTACCTTGAATGGTGAAAATTCAATTAGCTATGCCCAATCAGCCGGCAATCTGTCCCTGTGCTCATCAAGGAGTAATATACAGAGTGCTTCAGAGGCCATACGCGAAACATCTTTTAATTTTTCAGCATTTCGTCAGTATTATAATACACTGTTTGGAAATGACGCGCAACATCTATCCAATAACTGATTAACTTGATTTATTGGGTTTGTAGAAGGAGATGGTGCCATTAAAAATGGCCGTTATTTAAGCAAAATCACGCGATTTATGATCATATTGGGAGTATTAAATATATTATGGGACTTAAATTTTGAATTGTTTTATTTAAATGATTCTTTTAATTTACTTTCAATAATGCCTTTAATAACATATAGTAACGCGGATATCGAAAAAATTCGTGTTTTAAAAGAAAATAAAGGTAAATCCGGAGTTTATTGTTGAGTAAATAAAGTTTATGGTTCTAAATATGTAGGTTCATCTAACAATTTATACAGAAGATTGTTACAATATTTTAACACTGACTATTTACTTAAACATGAAAATATGGTTATTTGTAGGGCTTTACTTAAACATGGTTATTCCAATTTTGATCTTGAAATTCTTGAGTATTGTGACACTAAGGATTTAGTAAAACGTGAACAATACTACATAGATTTATTGAACCCTGAATACAATATTTTAAAGAAAGCAGGATCGCTATTAGGTTTTAAACATAGGGAAGAAACTATAGCTAAGATGTCTATCTCTAAAGCAGGAGAAAAAAATCCTATGTTTGGTAAAATAGGAGTAAAACATCCTATGTTTGGGAAAACAGGAGAAAAAAACCCAATGTTCGGAAAACCCAGACCTGAAGGGTCTGGAAGTCCTTCTCAACAAATCGAAGTAATTGATATTAAAAATAATATAACTACTAAATATGATTCTATATCTGCAGCTGCATTAGCTTTAAATATTAAACCATCTCGAATTTCTATGTATTTTAGGCGAAATCAAAATAAACCCTACAAATTGCGATATATTTTCAAAAAGTTATAAACATCCAATGAAATATATGCATTAGGTCATGTTATAAAAATGCGTTATATACTTGATCAGAAGGATAACACTATTCTTCTTATAATACAAAACCTTTTTGGGTTTGTTTTGATCCCTGCTTCGCATAGGTATTGACACGAAATGCTGAATTATATAAATTGTTTCGCTATAGGCGACTGAAACGGTTTAGTGCCAATTGGTACCTTGAATGGTAAAAATTCAATTGGCTATACTCTATCAGCCGGTACTCTGTCTATTCACTTTCTGGAGGGTAATCAGCAGAGCGCCTCAGAGACCAAATGCGAAACATCTTTTTTTGTAATTTTTCTAAGGGTAGACAGATACCCTAACATAATTGTTTTATTAATCCTTTTTTATTGTGCAGCGCAAGGAGTGTCCCTTCACAGAGAGATAAATCAGCGGAGGCGGTGGTTAATATGATATATTAAATGGTGAGAGTTGCTTTTTCTACAGTTATTCCTGTTAATAGACACAAGAGTACGTTTTGTTCTTACTCAAAAGGAAAGTGCTATCCTTTACTACGCCCAGAAAAAGTTAGGTATAGTACTGTTAAGCATTTTCCACAAGGGAAAAGTGGGAACAAAAATGACTTCTACAGATTAATTGTAGATAATCCCTCACATATTCTTCTTCTAGCCTTTTTATTTAACGGTAATCTGGCTCTTACACACAGAATACAACAATTATCTTTGTGAGTTCAAGCTCTAAACAATCGTTTTGGGTCAAATACAATTCTATTTATTAATACTGCTGTTTCAGTTACATTACAAGATGCTTGATTATCTGGTTTCACCGACGCTGAAGGATGTTTTAATGTATCCATAACATCCAATGCAAGATATGCATTAGGTCATGTTATAAAAATGCGTTATATACTTGATCAGAAGGATAGTACTATCCTTCTGATCATACGAAACCTTTTTGGGTTTGGTAAAGTAACTCTTAGATCCAAAACGGACGGTGTTTACCGTTACACAGCTACAGGGTTTAAAACAATGAATGATGTAATATCTTACTTTAAACTATTTCCATTACTTACTAAGAAGGCCCAATCTTTCGATAAGTGATTAACTATTCATAAGCTCGTTTCTAATAAGTTACATCTTACTGAAGAAGGATTAGCCCAAGTAAGAGCATGGCAGAAACAGATTAATATGGAGAATGGTATGACAAAAAAAACAGGATCTGCGCACCCTTAGTGTTATTAATTAAAAGATGAAGATATGGTCCGATTCTCCTTGTGAAAGGAGCGCATAGTTATATAGCTATGCGGGTAGATATGAGGAATACCTGCTAACATTTTTGCATCACATGTACACTGTTGGGCTTGATGTAGATACAAGAGCCTATTTCACTGCCGCAACTCTGATTATTGCAGTACCTACTGGTATTAAGATATTCTCATGGTTAGCTACTTGTTATGGTGGTTCTTTAAACTTAATACCATCCTTATTATTTGCATTAGGTTTTGTATTTATGTTTACTATTGGAGGGTTACAACTTTACTTAGCCCTCGTTAAAGGTCACTATATGCTGGAAATCTTTAATAATTAAGATACTCTAAAAAATTGGAGTGAAAAAGCTTAATTTTAAGTAATCAGCAGGAAACCTTATAGTAAATTAAAGGGATCCTCAGAGACTATAGGTGCCATCTTTATATTAAATATATTGTTTTGATATAAAGATATGATATAGTCCTAAAAGTCAATAATGATTTATTTGTAATTGCAGTGATATTATCTGATGCTTCACTCGATAATATGTATCATAATACTTGCATTATGGGTATTCCTATTAATTATATATTTAGATTAATAATTGGACTATTTTTAGGATTTTGAGTAAGATCGTATGTAGATAACAATTTTAAATGTTTTAATAATTGAAAACGTCTTATTCTAAAATCTTCATTCTCATGATTTCATATATTATCTATATTATCAGGTTGTACATTATTAGCTAGTGGTGCAGATACTAGTTATTCAGATCCACCCACACTTTCTTATTTAATAACAGCAGCTAGTTTACCTGCATTACCTACAAGTAGTTTAGGAACCATATCATGTTTACCATACAATAGTATATTATTAATCCTAAACCTACGTATGTTAACCTAGTACAATATGTAGTGGGCATCCTTCATTAATTCCACCTATACTACCAGCAGAGACTTGTGGTATAATAGATTCTAGTGTATTATGTAGTGTAATAGACACTGTTACTGTTACAGCTACAACCACTATAAACACAGTTACTACTACTACTGCTAGTACTCCAGCTAGTACTGTTACTGCTGTTTCATTACCTAACTGTAATCACTACAATCTTTATATGGTCTAGGTCTTTCGGTAAGTGGAATTTTTCATGTAAAGGGTTGCATAATGGGTATATTTAATCCTATGCAAAACCCAGCTACTAGTGGATTTTGTAAAGTTTTAGCTTTTGGGGGTGTGCAGACTTTTTCTAGCTTGGGTGCTAATACTCTTAATAAGTGTGGGCCTCTTGAATCACGATATAGTACAGCGATTCTAGGGTTAGCTCTTTCTGGTACGTTCGCATATTTAGGTCACTTCCATGGTGATTCTAATAGCCCATATGTACAAGAAAAACGTACCATATCAAGAAGAGTTGCTGAAGTTATATTTTCCGCTACCATTGCTATTGCGACAAATGAAGTTCAGTAATCATTTTAATTTTAATAATAACAGTAAGTGGTATATTTAGTTATTATAGAATTAACTAAATTTTATTCGCAGATATATACGTGAGTGGAGTTGTACTTGCTAATGCTTCACTTGATATTGCCTTCCACGATACTTACTACGTAGTTGCTCATTTTTCTGTACTTCCACTTGCGACACTACCTAATGGACATATTGAGTATTTAAACCCTCAACAAACTGAAGGTACGATTAGAATAAATTTTGCTAAAAAAAGAGGGGTTTATATATGAACCAATAAAATTAATGGTAATCAATATATAGGTAGTGCTAAGGATCTCTCGACTAGGCTGTCAAATTACTTTACTAATTCTTATATTAAATATCAAACCTCAAGAGGTAGCGCTATTTCTTCAGCTATTCTTAAACACGGTTTATCAGAGTTTAGTTTACAAATATTTGTGTTAGGTGATTCACCTACACGTGATACTATTTCTATTAATTCCGATCATATTTTGTTAGAACAATACTATCTTGATAGATATGTCCTTAAATATAATATAAGACGAATAGCTCTTGGTCCCGCACCAACATTAAAGCCTAATTATGCTAATAAAATGGGTAATAATAATATACAATTTGGTAAAAAGGGAGCTGAGGGAGCTGCGTGAGACCATTGTCATTCTCCAGAACAAAAAGAATTATGGTCTTTTACTAGAAGTACACCTATATTTGTATACGATTCTAATACATTAAATTTTAATACTATCGTATATGGATATGTAAGATTAGCTAGTATATTAGGGGTACATGTTAATACAGCTAGACGTGCAGTTAAATCAGGTAGTGTGTATGCAAATAAATATATTATCTCATTATCTGAGTTAGACAAAGGAAAGCTTGAAAGTTTTAAAAATAAGGTGAAACCTAAGAGTACTATTATTAAACTAATTCATGTTTATAATAAAGATAAGTCTGTACTTCTTAAAACATTTCCCAGTGTTAATGCTTTTATGTTATTTTCTAAACAAAGTGGTTCTAATACAAAATTACTTTGTACAACAGATACTCTTTGATTAGGCGAATATTTTCTTTCATATGACCTAATAGATAGCGCAAATAATTCACTTGCAGGACAAAACCCTGATAAATTTAACCCTGCGTTGAAAAAAAAAACAAGTATTCCGGTTTATGCATACTCAGCTGATGGTACTATTTTTATTAAACATTACAACAGTCTTAGAGAGTGTGTTAAAGAATTAGAGGGTAATCGTAATGCTAATACTAAATCTCTAGAGTTACGTATTGAGCATAAACAGCTTTATCTTGGACTTAGGGTTTCTTACACTCCGTTATTTGAACATAAAGAATAACATAGATCTAAATTGCATGGAAAAGCAGCTACTTTCATTTTGTGAAATATGAAAAAAAATTGCACTATATGCTGGAAACCCGTTATAGCTCTTATTACTAATTAATATATAATTAATATTGTTTGTATTAAATATATATAACAGTGAAAATATAAGAGATTTGGCAATCAGCAGGTACCTTTTATATATTAGGTTCTTCAGAGACTACACGTGCAACTCTTTCTGCCTTATTCCCCTCTCTCATCATTTTATTCGATGAGAGAGGCCCGGTGAAAGATGAAGATATGGTCCAAAAAATATCCAAAGAGATATTACACAATGTGCTCATTTCCACTATGTTTTAAGTATGGGTGCTGTATTTGCCTTATTTAGTGGATGATATTTCTGAATTCCAAAAATTCTTGGATTAGATTATAATTTATTATATTCTAAAGCTCATTTCTGAGTGTTATTTGCAGGGGTTAATTTTACATTCTTTCCTCTTATAATGTTGGGGATCTATGTAAGTAATTATATAGTACAATAGGAGATTATAACTCCTTAATCTTGGCTATATGCTGGAATATCCTTAGAGCTTTATGCACTTTATTATTATAAGGTAAAAATCATAAATATTGGACAATCAGCAGGGAAGTTTTTATTAATACTTAAAATTACCCCTCAACGATCACACGCCGAGTGTCCTTAAATTAAGTATTTATATTAAGGATAATGATATGATCTAAATTATTTTATAAAAGTGACTAATAAGTATTGATTTTTTATCTAATTTAGGTTCACGTACACAAATTTTACCTAATATATATAGCTTGAGTCCTAAGAATAAAATATGGGGTCCATCCAAAAGAAAATATTCTACTTCTTCTAGTAACTCATTTAATCTAGATGGTATAGACAATAATGAAACTATAAAATTTGATTCTCTTGAACAAGCATGTAAAGACATTAAATTTAAATATATAGGTGTTTCAGGAGTTTATAAACTAACTAATAAAAATAATATAGATAGATTTTATATAGGTAGTTCAAATAACTTAGCTAGAAGGATGGAAGAATACTTAAAATTAACGAAAGGTTTAAGAAATCCTCATTCATCTGGAGAATTAGAAATATCATTAACTCCAGCATCAGAATGAAGCTTAGTATTTATTTATCTTACATCTCCTCAATTATCGTTAGTTTATGAACAGTATGCAATAATTATGCTTAAACCTACAATTAATAGTAATTATAAAGTTATCCCTAGAGTAAATCCTCAATGAGGAAATAATTTAGATCATGCTATTATTGTAATAGATAAATTATTATCTTTATTTACTGCAGGTTCTGAAGGTTTCGAAAGATTATCTGTATTCTTACAAGTTTTTAAAACAGTTGATAATATAAAATTTGAGCTAGAAGATTTAGGTAATAAATATTATTGTTTTTTAGTATTTATTTATGATATTACTTCACCAGATAAAAATCCAATTGTCTATTCTTCAATTAATAGAGCTTTAAAAGGATTACAAATTAGTCATAGTAATTTATTAGATCATATAAATAATAATTATTTATTCAAATCAAAATTTATCATATCTTTTGAACCAATAGATGCAGATGATTTAAAAAATTATATAGAAAAACCTGTAGGAGATAGCCAATTAAGAAAGCACATTACAGTTTATAATCTAGATAATGAGATAGTTACAGAATTTAAATCTGGGAGAGAGATGGCCAAATATTTTAATATTGATGGGAGAGTAGCTAGAGCTGCTATAGCCCTAGGTGAATTCCAGGACTTTTTACTAATAGTAAAAGCAATTTCTCATAGAAAAACAATTTACGTATTTGATAGTGATACATTAGAATTAACAGATAAAATAAATGGTGTGTCAAAAGCTATGAAATACGCAAAAGTTAATTTTTATACATTAAAAAACTTAATTGAAAATAGAAATTCTTATAATGGAAAAATATACAGCTATATAGATAAATTATAAATTTTACAATACGTACGCACTAAAAAAAAAGTATGATGCAACATTTCTTAGGTCAAGTAGGCCCTTTATTATAGAAATATAATAATTTGCACAACACTGTATGCTAGAAACTCTATTAGGTAGTTGGCACTATAAATAGACAATTAGCAGGAAACCAATTAGTGATTATGATTATATATTTGCTTTATACGTCTCTTTCAGATATTGATCACATGAGATGTAGTATCCTCAGAGACTATATGTGTTGCAACTTAAAAGTTGAAGAAATAGTCCAATAAGCATAGTAATATGCGTAATTACATATTGCTATTTGTATATGGATTTAGCTATTTACTTTATTATAATTTATATAGCAATTATATGTATCTAATGAGAAACGGTGATGAAGATTCTAAAGGAAATTCTAAACAACTTGATAGTTCAGAAGTAAACAGTTATCCTGAACCTGAACAAGATCCTAATGAAGACGACTTTATTCAGAAATCAGTAAATAATAATAATTTAATAACTATTGAGCATAAACATAAACTTAGTACAAAATATCTGTTAAATTTGTCTAATTTAAATTATTCTACTGCCTCCCCTATATATAATTTTTTAAAAGATAAAAATACTCCATTTTTTTTTTAAAAAAAAATTGAATATAGAAATAAAAGTGGTATTTACCTTATACATAATAATATAAATGGTAAAAAATATATCGGTAGCGGAATGGATTTAAGTAAAAGACTTGCTACCTATTATTTCCCTTCTCGTTTGTGTGATGGGCGATATATTTCTAATTCTATATTGAAATATGGACATGGTAGTTTTTCTGTTGTTATTTTAGATATTTTAAGTAATACTAGTTCATCAATAAAAAAAGATATTCTTAGTAAAGAACAAGAATATATTGATTTATATAAACCTGTATATAACTTAAACCCTATAGCAGGGTCAAGTATGGGTTTCAAACATTCAGAAGAATCTAAAAGACTTATATCCGAGTTCCGTAAAGGTAAACCTTTGCCTGATGAAACTAAGAAAAAACTTAGTGCATTGTTTTCAGGTGAATTAAACCCATTTTGATCTAAAGTTCACTCTGCTGCCACTTTAGAAAAAATGAGTAAATCTAAAGTGGGTAAATTAAATCCTATGTTTAATAAGGAAAAATCTAAGGAGTTTATTGAACATATGTATAAAGATAGAACGGGTCCTAATAATCCTATGTTTGGTAAACCTAAAAGTAAAGAAACATTAGACAAAATGAGCAAAAAGGTATATGTTTATGACAGTAACAAAGAATTTATTATACTTTATGATAGTATTAAGTTTGCTGTAAAGGATTTACATATAGCAGCTGAAACTATTAAAAAGTACTTAGATACAGATAAAATATACAAGAATAAATACTTTTATTCAAAATTAAAATAAAATTGTTCTTAGCAAGATATAACAAATTTGCTACAAGGAATGCCACGTCGGGTAAGTGATTACCCTGATGCTTTTACAGGTTGAAACTTTATTAGTAGTATTGGTTCAGTTATATCTGTAGCTGCTACTGCACTATTCTTACAAATAGTGTATTTACAACTTGTAAAAGGTAAAGCTATTTATGGGTACATTTGAGCAGTTCCTCAACTATTTAGTGATTATTACCGTATACTTAAAGATAGATGTTCTCCTGGTTTAGAATGAGCTTTACATAACCCACCTAAACCACACGCATTTACTAGCTTGCCATTACAGTCGAGTTTTGACGCTGCTGGTGCCGCTGAAAATTTACAACAAATTGCTAACATGGGTGGCTGTCTACATGAAGTATGAAACGCAATCAAAGTAACAGGTGAAGAATATGCAAATAATCTATATCCACTTTGCGACTTCAATCCTACTACTCAAGGTGTGCAACATGCTGCAGTAAATGCAGCAGAAGAAACATTTTATGTTTGTGCAACTAATACTAATAATTGTGCAGCTGTTATATGCAATAACTGTAAGCAATCTATATTATTTATCTTACCTAATTTTTTATCAGTTTTCTACAGATCATACAAAAATATTGTTAATTCTGTCTTTATATTTTTAGGATTGGTAGTATTCTCAGTAATTTGTTATTCTTTATCTCCTGACTTTATTAATTGTGATGCACCTAGAGCTTGAGGACTTTACTTCCAAGATAGTGCTAGTCCACAAATGGAAGCTCTAGTGGAGTTACATGATGATATTATGTTTTACTTAGTGGCTATATTATTTAGTGTGGCTTGAATACAAGCATCTATTATTAAATATTTTAATTATACTAAATATTCTATTAGTAATAAATATCTTACCCACGGTAGAAAAGTGTGCCGTCTCACAAGTTTTCTAAGATTTATTGTCTCCTTTCATGTAATATATCTATTATTATTATCACTTATTCCACATCTATATAAAGTAATTTTAAACAGGATGAGTGGAAAAATCCTGTTAATTAAATACTTAAATAAAGATGTAGTTTCCAGTTTTTATCCTTCTGTTACCCTACTTACCAGTCCTAGCTATTCGGTGAGCTCAGGGGGCAAACTCACTATTCTTGCGCGACGTAGTGCTGTTACACAAATAAAAGGAGTTCGAAAATATAGTTCAAGCGAACCCTTATCTAAATTTAGAGTAATTACCACTACTAAACGAACTTATTCTTCTCAATCAGATGCTGGAAGTTTTTCCAATATTCCTCGTTCCAGAGTTCTGGCTCAGAACTTGGGTAGAAATCATATATTTTACGAAGATAGTTCCAATTTAAAAAAACTAGTTCTAAAAGAAAACAAAGGTAAATCAGGTATTTACATGTGAACTAATAAAATTACCGGTGATATTTATATAGGGCAATCTGTAGATCTTGCCGAAAGATTAAAAAGATATTTTAATCTTAATTATTTAGAAAAAAATAAAAGTTTTCTTATTAGTAGAGCATTAATGAAGTATGGTCATTCCTCTTTTTCTATTACTATATTGGAATATTGTGAAAAATCTGAGTTAAATGAAAGAGAACAATATTATTTGGATAATTTAGAGCCCGATTATAACATATTAAAAAATGCCGCGAGCTTTTTAGGTTATACACCTACAGAAGAGGCTAAAGCAAAAATAAGTAAAGCTTTAAAAGGAATTAGTCGTAGTGAGGAAACTAAACAATTAATGAGAGAGAAAGCTTTAGGTAGAAAACACTCTGAAGATACCAAATTAAAATTGAGTATCCTGCGAGGAAATCCTGTAAATGTATACGAAAAATGTGACTCTTCTGGATTTAAATTAATAGGTAGTTTTGTTTCAGCCCGAAGAGCTGCTATATTTTTAGAATTAAACAAAAATACTGTTATAAAATATATGAATTCAGGGGCGATATTTAAGGATAGATATAAATTCTCCTCTAAATAGCAGGTGGCCCGCCCCGCAGCCGCCGCTTATTAGTATGGTCGCTCTATGAGTGAAGAAACTAAAAAACTTATGAGTTTAAAAAAAATAGGTGAACTTAATCCTTTATACGGAAAATCTCATAGCAAACAATCTAAAGAACTAATGAGACAAAAAGCTTTAGGTAGAAAACATTCTGAAGAAACTAAATTGCTAATGAGCACAAAAAGTGGAAATCCATTGAATGTATATGAAAAATGTTCATCTGAAGGATTTAAGTTAATAGGAAGTTTTGTTTCAGCCAGAAGAGCTGGTAAACTTTTAGAAATAAGTGGAAGTACTGTTGTAAGATATATGAAATCAGGGGCGATATTTAAAGACAGATATAAATTTTCGTCCCGATAATAAGCAATAAGCTTAGAAAAACTATGAGTTTAATTTCACTGAATGCTGGAAGGTTCTAAAGCCTTTGATACTATAATTATCTTCCCTGTGTACAACGGGAGCCTTAGGTACCTAGAGTACTCTAGCGGGTAGGTTAATAATTATCAGTGATAACTCTTCTCCTACGGAGGGCTATGCCATAATTAGGCGACCCTCTACCGTCAAATGTAATGATGGTAGGCGGGAAAGGATGTAACAATGAATAACCTAGCAGGAAACCAAAATAATAATTATTTATATTATGAGTAGGTAATCCCCAGAGACTAAACGTGAAATATCCTGTTGATTAACTGGATAAAGATATAGTCCATATTTTTGACACTTATCGAATTAATCTGAACCATCACCCCAGCACTAATCTTGGTATTAATAGCTTTCCCTTCATTTAAACTACTTTATCTTATGGATGAAGTTACAGATCCATCCTTATCTGTATTAGCAGAGGGTCACGGTGGCCCTAAACCGTATACTATAAAAATTTAGTTAGTTTAATATATGGTAGTCGTGAATTACAACGAAAGCGATTTTGTTATTAATTAAATTATAAGATTCTAGCTAGATTCTCTAAAAGAAAAGGCTCTTGAATTTTCAGAAGTGAGCCGTCTGGAATCTAATAAAACCAAAAAAAACCCATTTTTTTTTGTTCGGCGACACAAGTGAAAATAGTTAATCTGTTTTTAGTAGAAGGGGTAATAGCTAAAAACACAAGACTATCAGTAAATTTTATTTATTGCAACAGACTGGGCCACTTGTGGGTGTTAATTTATTTAATGCTTAATGTACAGTCGGAATCTATTATTATTTTTATTAATAGGTATGCATAATGCAAATTTATCTTTGAGAGCTAGAACTTTTCTAGCCCTGTTTTCTAGACAAATCGTGACTAAATATAATATTTATAGCCGACACTTTCATATTAAGACTTTTACTCAAAATAGAATAGGTCCTCATAATCTTGACGTTATAAGTGTTTTAGTGGGTTGTCTTCTCGGTGATGGTCATGCTAGAATAAGTAAAGCTAAAGTAATTGGTACAAGGTTTCGTTTTAAACAAAGTGGTCGTCATAAAGACTATTTATTCTTTTTATATAATTTTTTTTGAATAAGAGGTTATTGTACTGATGCTGGTCCTAAACAATACAAAACCATTCTTATTAATTCTTTAAATGCAAAAAAAATTAATTATGGCTATGAATTTAGTTTATATACATTTAGTAGTTTAAATTGACTTTATAATTTGTTATATGTTGATGGTATAAAAACTATTAAACCTGAACTTATTAATTATTTAACACCTATGTCTCTTGCCTTTCTTATTATGGATGACGGGTGTTGAGTGGGAGGATCTAAAAGTGTTAGAATAGCTACCAATAATTTCACTAGGGAAGAAGTTGAATTACTTAAAAGTATGTTTGAAACTAAATTTGGTTTAAACTGTACTGTACAACTCTTATCTAAAAAAGGAGGAAATACTCCTAAAGATAAGTATTCTATTTACGTAAAAGTAGCTTCTATACCTAAATTAAGGGAGTTGGTTCTACCTTATATGCACCCTAAAATGTTGTATAAATTAGGTTTATAGTATTGGTTTTATTTGTCTTTATAGAAAGAATTCACTAGTAATTAATACAGAACAAAGTTTATATGTAACGACGCCAACCAAGTAACATACAGAAAACTGTTTTACCCTTATTATAGTATGCAAACACCTTAATTTCATAAGTTTTTCGGTATATCTACAAAAATATAATAAATTTACATCAATGATATTGAAGCTACGAATATCCAGATTTCCTAAATAGTGATGGAGATTTTGTAGAGTTTGATTCTTATTTAGTTCCAGAATCTGATTTAGAAAAAGGAGCTTTAAGAATGCTAGAAGTTGATAATCGAGTTATACTTCCTGAAATCACACACACTAGATTTATTCTTACTGCAGCAGATGTTATTCATTCATTTGCTATACCTGCCTTAGGTATAAAATGTGATGCATAAAAAAATAATGTTTGTAGGCTATTCATTATATGTGCTAAAGAGCCAAACTCCGGGGAAGCCCTAAACCTTTAGTAACCAAGGTAATTAAGGAAACTTATTACTGGCCTGATTAATGACTCAGGATAAGGTAAGATCACTAAAGATGATGGTAACAGAAATGGGCGATCGCGGATCTAAATCAGTAATTACTGTAAAAGAGCAACGAGTAGACGGTTCTTCAACACAGACTTTAGTGTTGTAAGGTGTACTCTAGTCGCCGGGATAACCGGTTCTAGAACTAAATATACTAAATAGTATTAACTATTTATAAAATAACTCTAGATTAAAGTTACTACAACGGCCTGACCTATTATTAGGCATAAGTTGTAGAACGACCCAGGTAGATCTGGGATTGAGAACCCCATAATATAAATATGCCTGGCTGTGGGAGACCCCACACTAAACCGTCAAATTGCGGGAAAGCCTTAAAGCTATTTCAACCAAGTAAGAGTGGTAACACATTTTATGGCTCACGTAATGAATTGAGGTACGGTAACATCGAAATAGATGCACGTAAGGAAATAGGTAATCCGCAGCCAACCACCTTACCCTAGCCAAGGTGGGCAGTTCATCGACTAAACGTCGGTTGATTTTTAGCATTATATACTAAATATATGCTAATTAATTTAAGATATAGTCAAACCCTATCCGAAAGGATACAGGGTAATTTCTATCATATCTAAGCTTACCCTGTGCGGGGCTTTAAAATTCGTTTATAAAAGATATATATTATAGACTATCTAGCTATCTTTAGCTTTCAAGCGAAAAAAAAATAAACCTGAGGTAAGACTTCTAAAAAGTATAGTTGATTACCCGTTAATTGGATAATTTGTGCTCTCTTTATTAGCACTCTTTATTTAGGGGTAAGGTATCCTAACTCGTCCCTATAAATATATAGGGCAAAAGGGTATATTTGATATTAAAGGAGCGCCTACCGGTAACCGACTTTTTCACCGGCGCCCGTAAGGTTTATCCTAAGAGAAAATATTTTTTTTTAGCAAAAAGAGCAGTTAGCCTTTCGCCTTGTTTTTCACGGGCACGGGAGTTTACATCTTCATCGTCACTTAAACAACGGTCAAATTTGGATAGTCTTTTGGATTCTTTTCACTTGTTCACAACTAGTCAACGCCACCCTAATATCAAAAAATGTTCTCAAATATTATTAAGAATGTATAACGGTCATACCGATCCTGTTGTAAAACTATTTATACAAAATAATTGTTTACATTTAATATCGTTAGATAAATTTACTAAGAAAATAACTCAAAGAGATTTTGTAGAATATGTGGTAGATGGTCCGGATAAGTTAGGGCATCCTAGTTTGTATACAGGAAAGTCAGGTTGCTATATTTTTTTGTGTTTAAAGACAGGTGATTACTATATAGGATCGGCTATTTGTTTATATACTCGTTATAAGACGCATAAGGTTAGAAGTAGCAGACCTGAAAGTGGTGGTTCTACTTCTTTATACATTTCAGTTCGAAAACACGGATGGCATAATTTTATTTGAAGACCTCTTATAATTACTAATAACTATATAAACAACTTTACTAAGCAAAACCCCGAACATGAATTAAGCTTAGAATCCTTGTTTATGTTACGATCAATCACACAATTTGAGGTTAGATTATACGAACAATTTTGGTTGACTCGTTCTAGACCCGAATTAAATAGTAACTATACTGTTGTATTTCCTTTTAGTAATATGGAAAAAAGTGCTTATCTGACGTATGATAGTTCTAAACCTATAGAAGTAAGAGTGGGAGATAATACCGAATTTTTAATGAAATTTTCATCAAAGAACAGAGCGGCTGTTTCATTAGGAATTCCTAAAACTACTCTAGATAGATACATTAACTTGAAAAATTTCACAATATATAGCCCTGTTTTAGAGATGGATGTTTACTTAATAGATCCTTCGAAGCCTTTATCAGAAGATTCCCCTAGTTACACTACTACGGATGGAGTGATGGCTATAACAGGAGTTGATATATATGCTTTGGCAAAAGGTAAACTTTTTGCTCTTTTACTAGACAAAAAGTCTCTTTTTGGTGTTTACGATAATCCAAGTAAAGCTGCCAAGAGTCTGGATGGTAAATCGGATAGCAGGTATATTAGTAGATATATTAACCTAGAACGACCAGTAGTAGTGGGGCAAGATAAAACACCTGTTTATTTTGTCATGAACCCTGATTGGAAATCGGATGTAGTAGGACGAATAGCTGCTCGACCTAGTGGGCGAAAAAAATCTAGGTTGTCTAGATCTATTGTTTTAGTAGATGTATTAAATCAAAGTGCTTTAGTTTTTAATACAGTCTCCGATTTGTCAAAGTATTTAGGTAGAAAGTCTCTGACGAATACAGCGTATGTTAAAAATTATATGAACCCTACTAAGTTATATAAAGGTCGTTATGAGTTTCATTACCAAAATGAATTTACAGGGACTATTACTGGTAAGGGTCCATCGTCATTATAATCATCATTTTACGAATTAATGAGGATCTAGCCTTGCGCTTTTTCCTCTAAGTATGTAGATAGAAGTTATCTGTTAAATGGATAATGTTAGGTTATTAGCTTAGCTTTATTTAGGGAGAAGTACCCTAACTCGCCCCTATAAGTATATAGGGCAAAAGGGTAGATTTGAGATTGAATCAATTTTCTGTCCTAATTAATAGATTAGGTACATTTTATGGTTGGAATAATTTACTCGAACATGTTTATTGTCATAAAAGTTTTATTTTTATAATAATTCCTTACGTAATTAGAAGAAAAATAGGTTATTCTAATAGTTGTTTATTACACGCTACGCGTGGAATTATTATGCCTAATTTAGCTAGATCCACTTTTGGTGGCAATATGCCCCCTAAATTCGTTTCTGTTTTAAACACCTGTGGTAAACAGATTAGATGAAATTCGACTAATAATGTTAACTCTGCAGAGCTAGACATTAAACCAAAAGCCTTTGAGTCTAAAACCCAGCCTCTTGACTTGAATAGGGGCTTTGTGGAAAAATTAGCCTTAGATCATATTAATAGCGGAAATGTAACAACACATTTAGTTATTAATAAATTACTTTATAATCAGAAAGTTTCTATTAGTGCTAACAAACTAAAGGAATTATCTAAAGTTAAAGGTATAAAATTCGATTTACCTATAACTAATGATAATTTAAAGAATTTTCATAACTTGGTAGGTAAATCAAAACATAAAGGTTTTGCAGGAGTATATATTTTTGAACATAAAGCCTCTAAATCTATGTATATTGGTTCATCTAATTTGCTTAGACGTCGTATGGAATATTATTTTAAAGGAGATTTTCCTTTAAGAGGTAAATTTCTTCCTATTCTATACAAGGAAGGTCTTAGTTCCTTCAAACTTGAAATTTTTAAATTGGATAATAATTTATTTAAACCGCAAGATGCTTTACTCCTAGAACAGTATATGCTTTTAAATAAACATTATGACTTAAATACATTAAGAGTTGTAAATTTTGGACCTTCCAAGGGTAAGTCTATATATGTTTATAATTTAGATTGTACAATACTTTACTATAATGCTCAATCACAAATCAGTTTAAAAAGAGCCTTAGGTATACATCAATCTTCTTGTGTTAAATTTTTAGACACTAATATTCCTTATCTTAATCGTTTTATTTTATTAAGTTTTCCTGTGTCTTATGCTATACCTAGTAGTATAGAAGTTAAGGAATTAAAAAATATAATGGACAAAGAACGTCGTTTTAGCTATGAATTAGGTACTCGAAGAAGTATACCAGTTATACTTGAAATTAAAGAAGGTAATACGTTTGTAAATCTAGCTAAATTATCAAATTCAAACAATAAACTAGAATTTAATTCTTTAACATCTTGTATTGCCTATTTACATTCTATAGGTCTAAATATTAAAAGGGATACTTTATCTAAATATATAAAACAAGGCAAGGTCTTCCATAATTTTTCTTGTAAATATTTAGATCAACATTACCTGGTTAATAATGAAAGATGTCTAGGAGAAAAAGAAAAAATAGGTTTATATATTGAAGAGTACAAAAAAAATAGGATATCTTCAGAAACTATTAAGCAAGTAAATAAAAAAAATAAGCCCCTTATTGTTAAATCTATATCTGATTATAAGGAGGAATCCTTTTTAAGTATAACGGATACAATTAAATATTTTGAGACCCAAGGTATTAAATTGGACCGAAAAATGCTTTATATTTATCTTAAAAAGGGAGGAGTTTATAAAGGATTTACATTTAAATATGTTCAATAGTAATCTATTATATAATCAAATTATGCAGAGGATAACTAATTAGTTAAGCTAATTTCGGTATCTAGCTCCTTCAGATGCTTGTATCATTAAGGAGCAAAGTTCCAATCGTAAACTAGGCGTTGGGTAATAAAATAAAATTCTTATCGACAATAAAGTGTTCTTGTAGTAAAATAAGGCTAATAAAAATAGTTCTTATTATAAATCTGGCCAAAATCAGAGTGAACCTCTGGTTATAAACCATCAAAATCGACGGGAACTCCCTAAAGCAATCTTAACCAAACAAGAGTGGTAACACATCTTGTGGCGCAGGTAATGACTCGCGGTAAGGTAAAATCAAGATTTGATAATTCAATGGGTAATCCGCAGCCAAGCACCAATTTTTGGTTTGAAAAAAAAAGGGGTGTGCAGTTCATCGACTAAATGTTGGTTGGCGCAAGCTTAAGATATAGTCAGACCCCACTCAAAAGAGTGCAGGAGAACCTCTAAAAGTATTATATAATTTTATGTTCTCTGTTAAATGGATATAAATAAAATTTATTTATATTTAGGGAGAAATACTCTACTTTGGTTTTGATAAGACCCTGGTTTAGAAGAGTAATTTGCAATGTTCAGAGATTTGTGGTATATTACATAGTTCTATGCCTATCGTTGTAGAATCTGTATCTTTAGAGGGTTTTCTCTCCTGGTTACATGAGCAGTAAAGAATTTATTAGTTTTTTAATTGAGGGTGTCGATCCTGATGATTACTCTAATCCTAGTGGAGATGACTCTAACCCTAGTGGAGATGACTCTAATCCTAGTGGAGATGGGTTTGATCCTAGTGGAGATGGGTTTGATCCTAGTGGAGATGATCCTAATCCTAATGGAGATGATCCCGACGGCGGAAGATCAGGTAAAGGTAAGGGTAAGGCGAGAGCTACCACTCCTGAACAATGAGGTAAAATTGATTATGATAATGATCGTTTTGAAGCTGACAATGATCGTTTTGAAGCTGACCTTGAAAAAGCTAGATTGGAGTCTTTGAAAGATATTGGAGAAGGACCTGAACGTGGAGAATCATCTAAACAAGGTGGAGAATCATCTAAACAAGGTGGAGAATCATCTAAACAAGGTGGAGAATCATCTAAACAAGGTGGAGAATCATCTAAAAAACCTACAGAATTTGCTCCAGAAA